GATGATATAGACCTAGTACTTAAGGCAATTTAAACATCGCCAATTTTGGTGGTTTTACTAAAAGATAAAGAGATACAATAGCAGATGCTAACATGCCTATTTGAAGACCAGTAATAGTAGATGAGAATAAGATAGCAATTGCTATAAAAATTCCCATATCTAGTATACCATCAATATATCTTTCATGTGTCAATTTCCACAGTATAACTAAGAAATTAAACGCTGTGGCAATACCAGCTATAATTATTAACATGACTAATCCTGATTTCTCTTATCTAGGATCTTTTGTAGTTGTTCTTCAGGTCCAACAAAATCTTCAGGTTTCATTTGTTTACCCATTTCATCTTGTCCAACTTTTAGTTTCTGCATATTTGCTTGCATAACTATGTTAAGAGCATTCATTGCTTCTTGTGGTGTAAGACCCAGTTTAAAAATACTGCCAAAGTTAAATACGATTGCATCTAAATGTTTATCTAAACGATCAACATCTGGAATAGAAAAGGTAGTTTCTTCCATTGCCGAAGCTGCTATATAACGAGATAAGTTTTTAGGCGTAGCTTCGATATGTTCAGGAAGGCCCATATTACGAGCAAGCTCTTCTATTTTAAATCCTTCTAACATTTCTTCAATAGGATACGCACTTTCTTGTGCATCATAATAGCCTTTTTCTAAAAGACCAGCCTCTTTATTAAATTTATAAATTTCCTTAATAGGATTAAGCATTATTTTCCTTTCTTACTTTGATACTACATTTTTTTAAAAATTCAATACCTTCTACATCTCTATACTCAATAGCATAAACTACTTCTTTTACTCCTGATTGCGCAATAAGTTTTGAACATTGTTTACATGGAGCATGAGTTATATACATAGTTGTGTTATATGTTGGTATACCATTCTTTGCACAGAAAGTTATTAAGTTTTGTTCAGCATGAAGTGTAAGATCATTAGTAATATTACCAGTACCATTACAACGTGTACATGTCTGAATAGAAAAACTGTCTATATCCTGAATATGTATTTCTCCTATACCATTGCAAATAGTGCATTTATGTTCACAACAGTTATCCATACCAGCAATAGTTCCATTATACCCAGTAGCGAGTATACGACCATCTTTAGCTAGTACAGCACCTACTTTAAGTCTATTACAATAAGATTGTTTAGAGAAGGTGAACGCTGTAGTAATCATAGTTTTATCGTATTTGCTCATTTTGCAAATACCTTTTCAGCAAATTCTGCAATATCAGAGCGTAAAACTTTAGTTAATGGTACTGCGTGTAGTTTAATAGTATCTTGTTCTTTTGTGCAAGCATCAAGGATTACGGATAAACCGTTTGTGAATTTTGTAATATACGGATTATCAATTTGTTTATTAGAACCAACAATAATAATCTTGCAGTTTTTACCGAACCTAGTTAAAACTTTTTGTAGCGATGCTTTAGACATGTTCTGTGCCTCATCTATAATAGCGATAGTATTAGTAAAGGTACGACCACGCATACCTAAAGTAGTTGTTGCAGAGATATTATACTTCTCTTTCATAGTATCTACTTGTTCTTCGATAAACTCTTCGTAATCTTTACCTTTGAGTTTAGAATCTTTGAACCTAGATCTAACAATAAAATCTAGGGAATCGTCAACAGGATGGAAGAATGGAGCCACTTTTTCATCATTACCAGATCTAAAACCTAGTTGTTCAGCTTTATCTGCATCATCTACTGAAGCACGAATGTAGGAAATTCCACCATACTCACCTTTTTTAACTAGTCGAATTGCATTAGAAAATGCTGATACAGTTTTTCCAGAACCTGCTAATGCTTCACAAACTACGATATCTATATGCGGATTTTGAATAGCTCTGGAAAGGAATAATTGTCCTGAGTTCATAGGAGTTACGTCTTGACGACGTAATTCTGTTTCAGTATCTTTACCTAATATATCGATATATCCATTACGGATATTACCTAGTTTAGTTTGCGATGTAAGAGAGTCTTTAAATACATAATTATAGTTCTGCATTGTGTATTCTGGATCTACTTCATTAATAGGGATATTATGCAACTTAGCAAAAGTATCCGGATCTATTGTAAGTTCTTTTGCAAATTCATGCTCATACTTATTTACTAGTTTATGATCAGTAGTTGGAAAACCGAAAGATGCAGCCCTTAATTGACACATAGCATCATTAGACATAAAAGTAGTATCGCCAAAATATTTATTGTATGCATCAGCAATAGCAATAATTTTTCGATCATTTCTAATACTAGGTTCTACATCTTTAATATCTTCATACTTCGTCAAGGAAGCAACTTCTACATTGACTCCATCTACTGTAAATGGTACAATCGATAGTATACCATCTTCTGTAGTTTTAACAGCATCCATAACTCTTCTAGCCATAATTCTACCAAACTCACGAACTTGAAATCGTAACTCAGGATCACTAGAAGTTTTTTTAGAATCTATTTCATCTACAACTGTCTCAGGTAAGACGATTGTGTAGTCTTTACCTAAAGTTAATAAGTTATTGGCATCTAATAAAATAATATTAGTATCAAGAACCAAATAATCTTTCATTATTCGCTCTCTTCAGTTCCAACACGAGCAACTTTTGATGCTTTATTTTTACTTAGTTTGTTATTCCAACGTTCAATAACTTCGCTAGTTCCCATCCATAAATCTTTGCCATCAATAACAGAATCCATTTCTTCTTCAGACAAGAAACCGTTATAGAAAGCTTTAAATGCTTCATTAAGAGAACTATCCATAAATTCTTGACGAGCTTTCATCTCATGACCTTTACCCATCATACCAGCAGAATAGTTATGAATCATGAATGATAAGTGATCAGATACAATTAGTTTATCACAAGACAGTGCAATAAGAGTTCCTGCAGATGCTACAGTACCAGTTAGATGTGCAGTAACAGTTGCTTTGGAGGCTTTAATAGCATCATTAATCATAAAAGCCGAATCTACCATTCCACCAGGAGTATTGATATGTAGAGTGATTGTATCGCCTCTTACAGCAGTTTTTAGAATGTGACATAGTTCATTATATGACGCTGGTTCTTCAATACCATCAGTTAGATATGCATCTGTATGGTGACGATTACTAATAATTGGTACAACTTTTTCCCATTCAGTTTGAGGTGATTGTTGTAGTAGTTTTTCGAGGTTCATTAATTTCCTTTTATGTGTTTTTTCCGTGGAGAATATCCACAACTAATTGACTATATCCAGCAATATCTCGCCATGAATCATCATAATGAGGGTCACCATTAGCAATACGAGCTAATTTATGACAAATCATCATTAATGCTTCTACCATATAAGGTTCCATTTTTTTGTTTGGATCTTGCTTGGATACTGCGTGTCTAAGAATAACTTGCTGTAATGCTTGAGATAGCTCTGAATGGCTTCTAAAATCACCATACCTAGTACCTCGTTGTTCTAAAGTTTCATCGATAGTAGAAGAAGTAGATTCTCCGCTATCATTAAGTTGTTCAGTCATTAAATTTTCCTTTCTTAAAATTTACCCTTCACAGGCAGAACATTCCGTTTTTTGAGGTTTTATTTTCATTGCACCATTTAAAGTACGTACATAGTAAAGTCCTTTAATATAAGGATCTTTAAACGCTAAATGATGTAAACGAGATATTTCTTCTTCTGGTTCGTCTGCTGTAAAGTACAAGTTAAGAGATTGGCCTTGATCTACATATTTTTGTCGATCAGATGCCATTTTAAGAATAACTTCTTGATTAATCTCGAAAGCAGTTTTAAATACAGCTTTTTCTTCATCAGATAACCATGTTTCTGCTTGAACAGATCCTTGATCTTCAGCGATACGTTGCATTACTTCTGGTGTATACATTCCTCTTTCTTTCATTAATTTTAAGAAAGGAGGATTAATACGATAAATTGTACCACCAGCTGTATCTTGCTCATATACATTAGCAAATACAGGTTCAATACCTTGAGATACCCCACCTTGAATAATAGATGTAGACATAGTTGGTGGAAGTGCTAGTCTATGAGAAAATCGTTCACCATAACCTTTTAGCCATTCCGGTTCACCGACTTTTTTAGCTAACCATTTAGATGCTTCAAGAGTTTTTTCATTTAGGTCTTTGAATAGCATCTGATTAAATAGTATTGATTGAAAACTACCAAATTCCCAACCTTCTTGTTGGTAATAAGTAGATAGACCTAATACACCTAAACCTACTGCACGAGATTTTTCTGTAAATGCAATAACACGATCAAAACCTTCTTCTTGTCTAGCTTTAATCAACATATCTTCAATAACAGCATCTAGAAATACCATTGCAATTTGAGGTAAAAAAGTATCTTTCCACTCATTATACTTCGAAATATTCAAAGATGATAATACACATGTAAATGAATGCTCTTCATCTGACATTAGTGTAATCTCACTACATAGATTAGATCCTCTTACCCTGAAATTTTTATCTTTATACATTTGAGGATTAGCACGATTAACTTTATCGATAAAGAAGAAATAACCTTTGCCTTTGATTAGTTTAGTTCTTAACATTTTTTTCCAGATCATATCTGCTCTAATCGGATCTTTTTCAAATAGTTCTTCGAATTCATCGGTAATATTCCAACCAATATTCCAACCGTCATCATCAGCGATTAGTTGATCAGTAAGTTCATCAAAATCTTCATGTAATGGGTTTATATACATACCACAAGAGCCTCTACGACTACTGCCTTGAGATACATCATGCATATCTTGTACAACACCAGAGGCAAATTGCATAATACCATTTGCTGTTCCACCTTTAGATATAGGTGAACCTCTATGTCTAATAGGGTCTAGTACTGTAGATGTACCATACCCACGTTGTGTTAGTTGTGCTAACTCTAGCCTAGTCTCATAGAAAGATCTAATAGAATCTCCTACATGCGAACCTGAGCAAGCAATAGGATGACCTCTATCATTACCCATGTTAGTTAATACAGGAGTTGATGGAGATAACCAACCTTTCCACATTACATCAAAGAATGTTTCTTCCCAGTTACTATATCCATACTTTTTAGGTATTTCTACTGTAGTTAGAAAAGCAGCTCTAGAAGCTATACGTCTATACATATCTTGAGGAGTCTCAGCTGTATTTAGATATTGTTTACCTTCTAATAGTTGATAACTAGCAGTAGACATCCACTCAGGCGCAAGACCTTCAGCTTGTAACATTTTACGTCTATGTGACAGTTTTTCGTATTTAGTAGTACTACTCATTAGAAGACTCCTTTATATTTGGTAATCGACTAAGACGATCTAATGACCAACCTCTTCGATAAGAATTTGTTCCTGATACGAAAAAATCATGCATTTTAATAGATGATGCTCCTTTATAGAACCAATCAGCAATAGGATTGTTTTCTACGGTATAATAAGGACTAATATTAAGATCTATAAGTACTTTATTTGCACGAGAACGAATAAATGCTTTAAGTTGATCTGCAGTGATATCATTAATAGAATCAGTATCTTCAAATAAATAATTAATTACTGCATCCTCATGAGCAATAACTTCTTCAACTAATCTTTGTACATTACTTATATGCTCAATCCAATAGAAATTAACTCCTGCTTCTTCAACATATGTGTTATGAAGATAAGAAGCAAATACTCCATGCAGTTGTTCATCTTGAATAACAAAATCAACGCCAGTAATAGTATTTGTAATCAAGTTATGCCCATTAGCTTGAAAAGATTTTAACATAGCGAAATTACTAAATAGTAATACCTGTTCAATTAATGCTACTGTAGCAAGTGATAAAGGCTTATTTTCATCTAAATTTTTAGTGATATTAGTTAAAAATTCAAGTTTATTTTTTAATACACTAACTACTTGTTGGTTATGTGCTGTTATTTCTGGATCTATATTTAATTCATCTGACATTTTCTGATAAAAAAATGCATGAACTGATTTCTCCATAGCAGCCATTTGTGAGCAAGCACCTTCAATCTCAGAATGCGGAAACCATTTTGCTATTGTTTCCCATACTTCACCGACTTTTTGTTCGATCTCGACAAATAGTTGTAATGTAAAAGTTACTAATTCATATTGTTCTTTAGACATAGATTGTCTATAATCATTGATATCTTTAGAAATATTAATTTCTTTTGCAGTCCAAAAAATATCTTGTTGCTTTTCCATGATATCTTTGGCTGTTGGGTATAAGTACCTACCAAAAAGAGTATTAGGTGTTTCGATAGGTAATTTTTTATTACTCATTATGCTCCTTTATGCTTATAATATAGAATTTGTATTAGCCAAATACCGTTTGTAATTACAATCCATAAACTACCAATAAAACTGTACCATTGATTTAGATATGGATAAAAAAACAAATTCCATATACCCCAAGCAGTAAAGAACATAGTTGGTAACCAACTAACACCTTTTACAGTTTTATCTTTATGAAGTTGAATTATGTTTAATAATAAGAGAGTTCCACCAAAAAGTTCAAACAATCCATTAATCATATCAGGAGTCATTTGGTTCATTTTCCGTAATTACAGGCTTAATTTCTATTTCTACCCTTGGATTTTGCGTATCACAACCACCAATTGACCATATTGTACCTAAATGATACTTAACATTGTCTTGTTTTACTATACTAAGTTCTTGCAGCGCATCTAAAACAAATTTTTCAAACATATTAGCGATATTATGTCCATCACTGGCAGCATTTTTATAAAATACTTTTAT